CAGGGTGTGGCCGTTACGCAGACGGAGTATGGCGTCCCGCACTCGATGATCGTCGCGATGCTCGTGACCAATACCGCAACCGGCGCGACCTACCTCTATCGAAGCGTGGACGTTGCCACGGACGCAACCATCGGCGGCGCGCTTGTCAGCCTGTTCAACGCATCCGGCAGCGGCGTCGTACTCGCGGTGCGCGTCGCCTGGGTTCCCCTCGATGGCGAGACGAACGCCAGCAATCTTGCGGCGATGCCAGCCATCAACCTACGCCTCGCGCGCATCCAAGGCCTCGACACCGCCGCCGACGCAACGACGCCGATCAAGGCCGACACCTCGACTTCAATCCCCTCCGCGCTCCGCACCGTTGTCGGGCCATTCCGCTCGCGTCTGGAGGGATCGTGGCAATGGGATTGGCCGTACACGCATGGCGCGACGATCAGCATCCTCCAGCAGCAGAACGCTGGCGTGTTCCGCCGCAACCCGGCGATGAAGGCTTTCGGTGCGGTCGGCTTCTCGCTCAACGGCATTCAGCTTGACGGCCTCGGTGACATCGACATCTTCAGCGCGGAGCCGGGCAGCGGCATAATCGTGCGCCCGGGCGAGGGCCTCGGCCTTCTTGCCGGGACTGCGGGCCTCCTGTCGAACAGCACTTTCATCAACTACAACATCGAGGCGACGATCCTCCACTACCCGCCTCCGTCCGCACCCGCTGGTGGAAACACCTACTCCCGCAGCCGAGTCGTGAACAGGTGATGCCATGTTGAAGCAATCCACGGCTCGCAACCTCATGGTGCTGATGACCGACAGCGCCGACCACATCACGGGCAAGACCGGCCTGACTCTGACGATCTCGGCAAGCAAGAACGGGGCTGGTTTTGCCTCCATCACCCCGACCGTAACCGAGCGAGGCGACGGCTGGTATTCGCTGGCGCTGACCACGGCGCACACCGACACGCTGGGCGACCTTGTCCTCCATGTGACGGCTTCCGGGGCTGATCCAACGGACGTGCGCGAGGAGGTCTTCGCGGCGCTCCCGGGCGACAGCGTGACCGTGTCCTCGCTTGGCAACGATGTCATCACGGCTGCGTCCATCGCGACCGATGCGGTTGCGGACATACAGGCCGGGCTTGCGACCTCCAGCGAGGTTCAGGTCGTGGATGGCATAGTGACGGCCATCAAGGCGAAGACCGACAGCCTGTCGTTCACGGTCGCCGGTCAGGTTGACGCAAACATCCAGTACGTCAACGACATCCAGGTCAAGGGTACGGGTACGACCGCTGATCCCTGGAACCCCGTGTGATGTTCGTCTCATGGGGCGACTCATGGGGAACGTCATGGGGAGTGTCGTGGGGCAGCGGCGCTCCACCGATCCCGTCAGGTCCGTCTGCGCCCACCCGCCTCGCAAGGTACGCCTCGTATCGCCGCGATGGCAGCGCATTCATCCGCCAGATCGCCCCCGGCATCTACTTGCGCGCGGGATCGGAGGAACTGCTCCCCAACGTCATCGTGGGCCAGCAGGAGGTTGGGTCTGCTGAACTCCTGTCGGCAAAGGGAAATCCCCTTGCCAAGCAGATCCTCGGGGATCGCGTCACAAGGAAGATCCGCCGGGAACTGCGCCGCATACGGGATACCGAGACCCGTCTTGCGGAGCAGGAGCGTCTTCTGCGACAGTCCAATGCCGCCCTCCAGCAGATGGAAGCGAAGATCCGCGCCAAGCTGGAGTGGGAGGCGGCAGACGAAGAGGATGTCGAGTTCATCCTCCTAAACCTGTAAGGAGGGGCAGATGCCCAAGACGCCAGCGTGGCAGCGCAAGGAAGGCCAGAACCCGAAGGGCGGGCTGAACGCCAAGGGCCGGGCCAGCTACAAGGCTGCGACCGGCGGCACCCTCAAGCCCCCGCAGCCGGAGGGTGGGGCAAGGAAGCGGTCATTCTGCGCCCGGATGAGCGGCATGAAGAAGAAGCTGACCTCGGCCAAGACCGCCAACGACCCCAACTCCCGCATCAACAAGTCCCTCCGTGCATGGAAGTGCTGACACGCAATGGAACTTAGTTGCTTAAGGGCAGACAGATGAAACAGCTAGATGTTCAGAACTTTGAGGCCAATATCAAGAAGTTCTACTTAGACCATGATGAATTGGAGATAACGCCTCTATTGGAGGGGTACTTGCAGTTACAGTACCCTTTGGGTCTGCGCCAGCCCATGGATCAGAAAACGTTCAATGACTATGCCGAACTGGTATTCAGTCACGTTGATCCGAAAGAAGTTCAGAGGTCTATTTCGATAGCGTCGAATCTCTTAGTCAATACTGTCTTGCCTCATTGCAAGAATCTAGGAAAGTAGGATGCTTTCCCTCGTCACCCCTTTGCTCCCACTCCGTGCATGGAAGTGCTGACATGAAGAAGCCCGTCTGGGACCGCAAGCGTCCCGCATCCCTCGGCAAGCCCAAGAAGTTGTCCCCCGCGCAGAAGGCATCTGCCAAGGCGGCGGCTGCAAAAGCGGGTCGGCCCTACCCGAATTGGGTTGATAACGCTCGCGCGGCGCGTCGCAAGTGATCCACAACATCGACCCTGACGAAATCGAGAACTGGCGGCGACATCCGGTCACGCAGTTCCTCCTACAGGAGGTGCGGCGGCAGAACGTGAACCACCGCTATCGGGTTGCGACGGATCTCCTCACGCTTGGCCGCGCCCAGGGCTTTGACGAGGCCCTTGCGCTGATGGGTAGGTTGCTCAATTCACCTGATGGGATAGGTTGACCGGAAACGGAGAGCCGCATGATCCGCCGAGCCAAGCGCATGAAGACCAGCCAGATCGACGCCGCGATGGAGATGCTTCGCAGCGCAGGCCGCAATGGCGACACCGAACTGGCCCATGTGAACCCGCGCGAGAAGGCCATCCTCAAGGCCCTCGGTGGTGCCGGGAGCCGGAACCCGCGCACGGGTCTGCGGGAGTATTTTGATGGCAGGGGTCCTGATGCGGCTCCTCCTGGCTACGATCCGCCCGGTTACTTGGACGATCCTGACTACATCACGCAGGAGGATCTCCGGCGGATTGATGAGGCAGAGGCCGGGTCCCTGAGGGCGATGGACGCAGAGTCTCTTGCGCGAGCGGCTGGCTCATCTCCAGAGGTTCTTCAGCGCCACAAGTCTGCATACGACGAGGCGTACCGCATCCTGCATGACCTCATTTCTGAGATCGCAAGCAAGGGCAGGTATGGCGACACCGAAGTCGTTCCGACAACCCCGCGCGACAGGGCGATCCTCAAGGGCCTTGGTGGTGCTGGAACGGTCAACCCGCGCACGGGCCTGCGGGAGTATTACGACGAGGGCGGCAGCATGTCGTCTGATGGCATGGGCGCTCCCGGTTCTGTCGGCACGGGTGACGTTGGTCTCGGAGAAGGGACGAACGTCGGTGCGGAGGGTCTTGGGGCGGGTCCTTCATTTGGAAATGAAAGTGGTCAGGGAGGGGGCCAGATTGCTGACCTTCCCCAGCAGGATCAGGAGGCAATCGGGCGCGGCGGCTTGATTGCGGGGCAGAATGAGGTTGCCCTATCTGGTCTTGGTGCCGTGGGACGCAGCATGGGGCGCGCACTTGATAGTGGTGATTACGCTCCGGGGGCTGGATTGTTCTCCCTTGTCGGGGCTGGGATGGCCGAACTTGGAAGGCAGGCCCGATCTGCTTACGGCCCTGACTTTGTTGCTGATCCAACCTTTGAGGGAGGTCGCCAGCGGGAAGCGTTCATGGGTGGTCCGGACTTCCCCGGCAACCGTGCTGGAGGCGACGGACTTGCGATGGCCCTTGGTGCCGTCCCAGTTTCCGCCCCGACCCCCCGCTACCTTCGCGGTGGCGAGATGGCTGCCCCGCAGGAAATCTCCTCGTTCATTGGCCCCGGCATGACCGACCTCCAGCAGCGGGCGCTCATCTCCACCTACGGGACGCAGGGCGTGAACAGCGCCTTCCGCACGGACCCGGTGCGTCGGTACTACGCCAACCTCCTGTCGCGTGGCCTCATCTCCGACGCTGGCGCTCCCGTGCAGAATCCCTATGTTCTTCCCATCGAACAGCAGTATGCTTCTCAGGTTCTGGGCCGACCGATGACCAACCCCTCGGATGCAGCGGCGGCCTATGAGTCCATCCGGGGCCTCCTCTGAGGAGACGACCGTGAAGAAGAAGCCGATGAAGAAGGGTGGGCGGGGCTGCTGATCAGCCTGCCAGTCTAGCTCACCCAGGAAGGGGGGATACGGTCCCTCCCCGCGATCCCCCCTTCCGCCTCCTCTTCCAGCCGTTAGTTTGGCTGCGGGCATCCCGCCCAAAGAGGAGAGTATGAGCAAGACACTCAAGCCCTTGTTCGCAAGGGTTGTCGTCCGCGCTGAGACGCTACAGGCGTCCATCGCAACCAAGTTCTCGGGCCTGTCCAAGATGGGTTTCGAGATCCCCAAGACCGTCGAAGAGAAGATGATCCCCGATGAGGGCGTCGTCATTTCCGTGGGTGAAGCCTGCGAAGTGATGAAGCCCGGTGACCGGGTTCTCTTCGGCAAGTGGGCCGCCAAGCCGATTGCCTTTGAACCCGGCCTGTACGTCATGCAGGAAGAGGACATCATCGGAATCATCGAGGGCGATGAGAAGGCGGTGGCCGCATGAGCGAGCGCATCGGAAACCGGGTCGAGGTGTCGGATGACGAAGTCGCCACTCCTCAGAAGCCTGCTGCGCCTCAAGCAGCTTCTCCTGAACCCAAGCCAGCCCCCGCCCCCAAAGCCCAAGCGAAAGCGGAGGAGGGTGAAGAGAAAGGCACGGACTGGGTCGAGATCGAAGACCCAAAGCTGAAGGCCCGCTTCAACCGGCTCTATCGACACACCAAGGAAGCCAACGAGCGCGCGGAGAAGACCGAGCGCCAGATCGCCCTCCTTGCCGAGCAGAACAGCAAGCTCCAGAAGGCCCTTGAGAGCATCGCTGGCGGCCTGAAGGACAAGGAGACGCAGGCAGAACTTGCCGACCTCAAGAAGAGCGCGAAGGAAGCCCTAGCCACGGGCGACACGGAAGCGTTCATGGAGGTCAACGAGCGCCTGCTGGAGATCAAGCAGGAGACCAAGAAGCCTCCGGCCCCCGCTGCGGAAGCCGCGCCTCCGATCACCCAGACGGAGATGCAGGTCCTCCAGGGCTGGCAGACGGCGAAGGGCGAGGACGGGGAACCCCTTCGTCCTTGGGCCATGCCGAACCATCCCGAGTTCGCCGCGACGCAGGAGATGATCCAGAAGGTCGCGAATGAGCCGGGCATGGGAAATGCGTCGATCCGCGAACTCCTCAAGGAGGTGGACAAGCGCATGGCTCGCCTGATGGACGATGACGACGACGAGGGCGATGCGCCGAACCCGGTGCGCCGTGCCTTTGCGTCTCCTCGCGGGCGACCGGCACCGGCAGAGCGCCAGCAGACGAACCTGAGCAATCAGGAGCGCGTCATTGCGGAGGCGATGTTCATGGGCGGGCGTGGTTCCCTTGCCAAGACGGCAAAGGAAGCGCACGAGCTTTATCTCAAGCAGAAGAAGGCCATTGGTAGGGCCGTTGCGGTGGAGGATTGAAGATGGCAGACAATAACGAGATCGAGACCGGAGTCGGCGCGCTTGCGGACTCGATGAAGGGCCGTAAGAAGGTCGCGAAGAAGGGGAACCGTAGCTGGTCTCCCGCCGCGCCTCTCGGCATCAAGGCCAAGGACCCGTCCAACAGGCTTCGCTGGGTCCACGCCGAACCCGCCAACATGCTCAAGAAGCGAGCGGAAGGCTGGGAGCAGGCGGATGTTGGGGATGCTGTCCACGACCGCCCGAACGGGGTCGAGTCTGGCAGCGGGACGCCAGCCGGTGTGCTGGAGTATCGGGACATGGTCCTGATGAAGATGCCCGAAGAGATGGCTCGTGAGCGCGAGGCGTACTACCGCAACGCATCTCAGGAGCAGGTTTCGGGCCTCAAGACTCGGGCCAAAAGGGATATTCGCGCCAAGACGGGTGTGACCGTCGAAGGCGACATCACCATCGATTAACCCCTCCATAAGGAGATAACCAATGACCGACGCTCCCTATGGCCTTCAGGCCATTCGGAACAAGGCCGCTGGGACCACCCTCCGCACGAAGCTCTACCGAGTGACGGCGACGGGCAACACCCAGGGCATCTTCATCAACGATCCCGTCCGCTTCAACTCGGCGGGTCTTGGCGTTATCCGCCTCTCGTCCAACGCGGCGGCGAATACCCGCTGCCTCGGCGTGGTCTCGGAACTGTTCGATGAGAACGGTCGTCCGCTGACCTTCAGCCAGCCGGGTCGTGGCCCCTTCCTCCCCGCTTCGACGGCGGGCTGGGCGGCGGTCTACGACAGCCAGCAGGTCACGTTCATGTGTCAGGCCGATGCCTCCGCTGCGGAGACGCTGGTCGGGCAGTACGTTTCGCTGACGGCTGCGACGAACGGCAACACGGCTGCTGGCACCTCGGTGATGCAGATCCGTGCGGCTTCCGGCGACACCTCGGTCAAGACCTTCCAGGTCATTGGCCTTGCGCCGACTGAGGCTCGCGGCCTCGGCACGGTGGCGAACAATGCGGCTTGGGGCAATGCCTACATTGACCTTGAGGTCCGCATCGCCCTCCACTCCTACACCTCTACCTGATAGGGAGGCGCGAACATGACGACCGGAACTGGCAATCTTCCCGAACTCCTGTGGCCCGGCATCAGCACGATCTGGGCCGACACCTACCGGCGCTATCCGCCGCTCTGGAACCGCTTCATGATCCTGCGTCGCTCGAACAAGGCGTTCGAGAAGGAGCAGGGCGTGACGGGTTTCGGCCTTGTCGGGCAGAAGGACGATGGGGATTCCGTCCCCTACGTCGATATGCTCCAGGGCTATCAGCGCGAGTACGTCAACCTGACCTACGGGCTGGGTACGACGATCACCCGCGAACTGATGGAGGACGAGCAGTACAACGTCATCAACAACGTGCCGAAGATGCTGGCTGAGTCGATGCGCCAGACCGAAGAGACGGTCGCCGCGTCGGTCTTCAACCTCGGCTTCAGCACGATGCTTGGTGCCGATGGCGTCTCGTTCTTCAACGCCTCGCACCAGAACGTCCGTGGTGGTACGCAGCGCAACATCCCCGCTGTCGCCTCGGACCTCACGCAGGCGTCGCTGGAGCAGTCGTACATCGACATCCACGACTGGCGTGACGATTCGGACCTGAAGATCAACCTCATGCCGGAAAAGCTGCTGGTGGCCCCCACCAACCGCTTCGTGGCTGAGAAGATCCTCGGGACGAAGTTCGCGGTGGGTTCGGCTGACAACGACATCAATCCGATGGCGGGCCAGCTTGACCTGATCGTGAACCCGTTCCTCACGGACCCGGATGCGTGGTTCATCATCACGAACGCCAAGGCGGGCGCGACGTTCTACCGTCGTCGCAACGCCGAGATCACCCGTGACAACGAGTTCGACACGGAGATCCTCAAGACGAAGACGACGGCGCGCTTCTCGGTGGGTGCCACCGACTGGCGTTATGCGTATGCGTCGGCAGGTAGTTAAGACCGGAGACAATCCGGCTGGGACAGGGGGGCTTCGGCCCCCCTTTCTCATAGGGGACTTGGTGCTTGAGATCCCCTCGTTAGACTCCGGGCGGATCAACAGAGGATCTCCCCATGACAGGCAAGACCCAGTTCCTCGGCCCCGTCGCTTCTGGCGTGGACAACGGCGCTCCCGCGCTCACGACCAAGGCTTATGGCCGATTCACCGTCTGGACGCCCCTGACGACGGTCCCGGTGACTTCGCTGCCGGTGGCGGTCCTGCCGTTTGACTCGATCCTCCGTGAGATCAACATCTGGAAGATCGGCGCGTTCACGGGCGAGGCGGCCATCCGCTTCGGCACGGTCGCTGGCGGCTCCGACAACCTCGGCAGCGTCTCTGTCTCCGGCAACACGATCTACCGTGTGAATGCCGCGACGGCACAGACGACCCTCCCCTTCAACCACGCGGGCGTCTCGGCTGCCGGGACTCCGATCTACCTCTCCACGGGAGCGATCTCCGGCACGGCCACGGCCCTGTCCTCGGCGGCCTTCGTGGAGGTGGTCTACACCCGCGTCAGCCTGACCGAGCGTCCCGACCTCGTCGCGGCGCACAAGGGCAACGACACGGGGTTCCAGGGTCCCGTGCGTTCCGGCGCGCAGGATGTCGGCATCCCGGCCCGGTCGGCGGTTGGCACCCTCAAGACCTCGCAGCAGGCCACGGCGGCCTCGTCCCCCGTCTCCGGTCAGGTCATCGGGGTGATCCCGTATGGCGGTTACCTGAGCGAGATCAACTTCTACTGCCGCACGGCCCCGGCTGGCGAGGCGACGGTTCGCTTTGCCATCAACGGCGAGGGCGACAACCTCGGCAGCGTTTCCGTCTCGGCGGCGGGGGTCTACTCGGTCGCCCTGACGACGGCGGTTCGTGCCACCCTCGCGCGCGGGATCAACGCCGGATCGGCCCAGCCGGTGCGGATGTCGGTCCTCGCGGCCTCGGGCAGCATCGCGGCCCTTCAGGGTGTTGGTGAGATCGTCTTCTCTCGCCTCGGCCAGAGCGACGGCTACCCGGGTGGCGGCCAGAAGGAGACGACCTTCCAGGGTCCGATTGCCACGGGCCAGTACCTCGGGACTTGGGGCGACAACAAGCCGGAGGTTGGCTGGGGCCGGTTCTCCAAGCTGACGACGAACATCGCCTCCACCAACGGGGTGGTCTCGGGCCAGCTTGTCGGCTACCTCCCCATCGGCGCGACTCTGGTCGGCATCAACTACATCGCCGGGACGGCTGCCGGTGGCGAGGCGATTGTCCGGGCTGGCGTGTCCCCCACGGTCTTCACTTCCGACACCCTCGGCAGCGCGTCCGTCTCGGCGGCTGGCATCTACTCGGTGATCCAGTCCACGGCTGTCGGCGCGTTCGACAACTCGGGCGTCAACCGGGCCAAGTCCGGTGCCACCGCCCAAGCCATCTACATCAACGTGGCTGCGACTTCCGGCAGCATCGCGGCGCTCTCGGCCAATGCGGCAATCGAGATCGTCTACACCCGCCTCGACCCCTCGATCTACGGAGTCTGACCTATGGCTCGCCCCAAGAACTGGTCGTTCACCCTCGCCAATGCGGAGGCGACGACCATCTACTGGCCCACGGACACTTGGGTGTCCACGCAGGAGTATGCGTTCAACTTCCGCGTCATCTCCGGGGCCGGTTCGTTTCTCGCTGGCTGTTCGGCCTCGTCTACCATCGACCGGGTTCTCCAGACCGGCGTCGTCTCCGCGCATTGGACGGAGCGAGCGGCCTTCTCGACCGGGACTGCCGCGACGTTCACGGGTCCCGTGTCGTGCTGGCGGCTGACCGTGCGATCCAGCGGCGCGGCGACGTTTGACCTGATGGCCCTTCAGGCTGGTCCTGAGCGGGTGGCCTGATGGGTCGTTGGACAGAGCGCAATCGTTGGCGTCGTGGACGGTGGCTTGTCCAGGACGACGAGAGCGGCTTCGTCCACTACTCGGATCAGGTCGTTCGTCGCTGGGATGGGCTGTACGTCCGCAAGGATCAGGACGAGCCTATCGACCCGCAATGGTTCATCACTTCCGAGAACGACCCGGCACCGCTTCCGTTCGTTCGCCCGGAGGCTGCCGCTGGCCCGGCCTGCAAGACCGGCCCCGCCTACGACGCCAACAACAAGCCGATCAAGAGTTTCCCCGGATACAACCTCTTCATTGGCAGCAGCATCGGGAGCATGGAGATCGAATGCTCCTTCATCGTGTTCCCTGACGCAGGCCCCTATCCCCCTCGGTGACGCATGGCACAGCAGGACAAGGCAACGCTGAAGCAGGCTTTCGAGACGGGTGATGCGCCCACGGGTTCCGATTTCGAGAACCTGATCGACAGCCAGTTGAACCTCGCGGAGACGACGGCGCAGACCATCAATGGTCCCGTCAACTTCGCGGGTGGCGTCTCGTTCGCCACGATCTCGGCGGCGGTTGTCGGCGGCAACGTCGGAACCTTCGGAACCATCACGGCTTCGGCTGGGACGTTTACGCAGGTGTCCGCCAATGGCATCTTCGGCCTGGCGAAGGCCGAGTGCTGGGCAACAAGCAATGGCGTCATCTCGGCCACGGCCATCAACTCCTACGTCGTGACCAACGTCGGAACGAGCGCGGAGACGGTCAACCAGTTCCAGCACAACGGCTCTGGCCGCCTTACCTACACGGGGACGCAGCCGAAGTCCTTCATGTTCGACGTTGACTTCACGGTCAGCGGAGTGACGGCTACGCAGAACGTCGGTGTTCGCTTGGGCAAGGACGGAGTCTCGCTTGCCAAGACTACGATGGAACTGCGGTTGGCAGCCTCCTCCGCCCCCTATGTCGGCCATGTCGGCTGCATCGTGACGCTGACGGCCAACTCGTATGTCGAGGTCTTCGCGACGCCTACGCTGAACGTCAGCAACATCGTCTTCGAGAAACTGAACCTTCGCGCCCGCGAGGTCTGAGATGGCATCCCCCTACCTGACGGTTCTGGAGATCGTCAACGAGGTCTGCGACCGGATGAACATCCGCCGCGTGACCACGACGACGCAGAACATGTTCACCAAGAACAGCATCAATCTCCTCAACGACATCATGGAGGAGCTTGCTGACATGGGAACGTGGAACGAACTGCAAGCTTCGGCTGCGGTGACGATGGTGTGCGGGCAGTCGCTCTACAGCATCGACACGACATCCCTTGTGACGGCCAAGCAGTTCATCCACTCGATCCAGGAGGTGTCGGTCTCCGGTCGCGTCCCGCCGCTGGAGCCGATCTCGGACAAGAACGAGTTTCGGATGCTGAACCGTGTCAACAGCATCGGCCAGCCGTCGCGCTACATCATCGAGGGCGTGGACACGGTGGGCAACCCGCGCATCGGCGTGTTCCCTCGCCCCGGTGCTTCGTATGCTGGCAACTCGGCATTCGTGAAGTTCCAAGTCCTGCCGCCGAAGTACGTTGCTGGCACGGATGACAGCGTGGTCGTCCCGTTCCCAGGTCGCGTGGTGGTCCTCGGTCTTGTCGCGGCGTCGCTGCTTGACGAGAGCGGTGGTGCCGAGACCCGCCAGTATCAGGCCGCGCAGATGAAGTATCTCGCTTCGCGCAACTCGTCGCTTGGCAGGCAGACGGCCAAGACCGGCGAGTATGTGAGGGTGCAACCCGGCATTACGTCGAGGTCCTGATGCCCGAGCGGTATTACCAGATCGCGCGAAGGGGTCTGGCGACCAACTTCACCGAGACCGAGATCCCGCTGGACTACGCCCAGAGGTTCCGCAACCGCTTCATCAATGCGGCTGGTGGTGCCGAGAAGCGTCCGGGCTACGTCGCGCTCTCGGGTGCGCTGCCGACCAAGGGCATCGTCACGGGCCTGCATGAGTATGTGGACAAGGACGGCACGGCCACGCTGTTCGCATCCTCCGAAGGCATCGTGTTCCGCTACAACGGCTCCTCGGCATGGACTCAGGTCTGGCAGGCGACGACGGCATCGCGCATCCGCTCCGTGCAGTTTGACGACAAGCTGGTGTTCTGGAACGGGGTGGATCGTCAGGTCTACATCGACAGCCCGACCGCCAACTTCGAGCGTCTCCAGCCCCTCATGGAACAGGGGACCTGCGGGGCGTCCACCTCGGCTGCGGCGCTGACGGATGCGGCGGTTACGGACTGGACCGCGCAGACCTTCGTTGGCCCTGGCGACATCGTCTTCAACGCCAAGCGTGGGGCGTATGGCCTTGTGACTGCCGTGACCTCGTCGCGTGTCAGCCACACCCCGATCAGCGCAGCGGCGCGCGGCTTCGGCAACACTTTCACGCCGATCAGCGGCACTCCCGTTGGTGGTGAGCCTACGCCCGGAGACGGCTACAAGATTTACGACAGCATCGAGTTGAACGTGGTCTCCAATGACGGGATCATGGACAACGTCGCGACCATCGTCTCGACCAGCACCAGCCCGACGCAGACCTACATCGCGGTGTCGGCTGACCGTGTGGCGAACTGGACCACGACGGCGATGCGTAACGGAGACATCGTCCACAACACGACCAAGAACGCAGCGTCGTTCGTGTCGGAGATCCTCTCCTCCGGGTTCTACGTCTCGCCCTCGATTGCCACGACCTCGGCGGGCGACTCCATCGTCCTGTACCAGTCGGCCATGCCGGTCGCGTCGTGGATTCATGTCCACTACGGGCGCGCATGGATGATCGACTCCCGCGACCCGCGCAACGTCGTGGCCTCGGGTGCGAATGACATCCAGGACTTCACGGTGGACAGCCAGAGCCTTGAGACGCGAACGGTTGCCATCGGGGCGCAGCAGCCGGGTGCGGATCCTGCGGTAAGCATTGCATCGTTCCAGACGTATCTGGTGATCGGCACGGAGCGCGCGGTCTACGCCTTCCGTGGCACGGCCCCCGCCGATCTGGAACCCGCTGGCCTGTTCCCGCAGGGCATCATTGCGCCCGACAGCTTCGTGAACACCGGCAACGACCTCTCGTTCATCGGGTATGACGGACTGCTGAGCATCAGCCTGCTCATCAACACGAACAACCTCCAGCGGTCGAACATCTCGGAGCCGATCAAGAACACGCTCCGCGCAATCATCCGCGAGGTCATCGAGAGCCGGAACCCGTCCGTCCAGATCGTCAACTACCAGCGGCGAAGCTGGATCGTGATGAAGATCGCGAGCAAGCTGTACGTCTACAACTACGCCAACTTCGTGATGGACGACGGCAAGATCGTGGCCGGTGCAAGTTGGTCCGACTTTGACGGGCAGATCGGCTTGCAGAGCGTCCTCTACGTCCGAGCCAACTCCGACCTCCTTCTCGGCGGCGCTGACGGCAAGGTCTACCAGTTCGACCAAGGCACCTTCACGGATGACGGGGCGCTGTACCCGACCGAATACATGCCGGGCTGGCTGAACCTTGAGGAGCCGCGCCAGTCGATGCGGATCAAGACGGGTTCGTATGTCGTCCCCAATTTCCAGGTCGGCGGCAGGGTGGTCTACACCATCGAGGCGACCGGGGACTTCAACCTCCAGTCCTACGACCAGATCGTGGTGACGGCGCAGGAGGAGTTCGGTGGCCGACCCATTGGCACCTTCACCATCGGCAGCGACTTTGTCGGCATGGCCCGCACGGTGGAGGGCAAGAACCCCCTGCGCTGGAGGGGCGCTCATTTCCGCCTCTCCTTCCGCACCTTTGACCCATACGGTCCTGACGTACTAGCCGGTTTCTCGGTATACGGGGACATCCACGGGAGACGCTAATGGCAGACTTTCTTGGCTTCCTCGGACCTGTTCGGGACGTTCTTGGCACGGCTGGCGGGGTTGCCTCGGTTGCCGCTGCATTCGGGGCTGGTCGCGACCGCCGCACGGAGAAGGCGCTCAGGGCGCAGGCAGAGCGGGCTACGCAGCTTTCCGAAGCCCTGACCAACCCCAACAGCCCCCTGTTCCAGAGCATGGCGTCTGATGCCTTGCAGCAGCAGCGCACGGCCCGGCTTCAGGGCATCTCGGACTTCGTTCGGGAGCAGGAGCGCCAGGCCCGTCGGTTCCCGTCATCCTCTGGCAACGCTGGCTTCTACGCCCGCAATCCGCGTCGCGATGAGGCGATTGCCCGCGCCATGATGCTTGCCGGGCAGAACGAGCAGGCGCAGGCCAACCAGCAGGCTCGTCAGACGCTGTCCGCTGGTCTTGGCGCGCTTGGATCTTCCATGAATGCGCTTGGCACGGCTGGAAGGGTCCAGTCTGAGGGCCAGACCGCTCGCGCCATTGGCCTCCCGAGTGCGCTGTTTGGTGCCGAGAGGATGCTTGGGCGCGTCCAGAGCCGCTTTGGTGAGAAGCCGAAGGAAGAGACACAGACCTTGCGAACCTCCATGAACCCATTCCTAGATGTTTACGGGAATAATCCGATGTACGAAGGTCGGATGGGGAGAGGCGTCTAATGGCCTCCCTTGAGGAAGTTCTCGCAATCCTTCGTAGCGGTCAGGCGATTCGGCAGAGGACCGGAAGGGACTATCAGGGCATCGGGAACCGAGCGATTGGCGGAATTGAGGTGGTCCCGGCGACCCCCTATGCTCCTCCAGAGGAAACCCCATCTGACCTCACGGCAGACGAGATCGCGGCTGCCTCTCGGGTTCCAATTGTGTATCCGCGTGGCCCATCCTTCCCTGACGTAGATGTTGGTCCGCAGGGTTTTGCTTTCCCTGCCGTGTCCATCGAGGACTTCCTGCCGTCTCGCCAAGTGGAAACTGACTATCTTGCGGGCGCTGGAGGTCCAGCCCGTGGAGAGGCAATTGACTCCGATTACGGTGCTGGCGCTTTAGCCCGTCAGATAGTTCAGGCCCGTCAGGTTCGTGCCGGTGGTGGTGCTGCCGTCCCGCCGCCGCCCCCCGCGCCACCCGCTCCCGCCGCTGCGCCCGGTGACACGGCCCGCGCTCGCGTGGACATGGAGACCGGCTCGCAGGGTCGCACGACGCCTTCCAATGCCGCAGACGCCGCCAGCGTTGGCACCCGCATTTCTAAGTATCTTGAGCAGGCTGTTGGCCGCCTTGCCGGTGAGCAACAGGGCTTTGGCGACATCGCGAATGCCCTCATGCAGGTTCGTGCGACCGGCGGCAAGGTCAACTTCGAGCAGGCAATGCGGGACATCGAGGCGAAGGACTTCAACCGCGCCACGAACCTTGCCAATGCCTATGCTGCCCTCAAGCGCGCTGATGGCTCCGGGCAGTTGAGCCTCAAGGACCAGGCGCTCATCGAGCAGCGGAAACTTGATCGCGCGGCCCGTGAAGGCAATCAGGCGGCGGTGCAGCTAAACAACGCCATCAACTCTGCGGTGAAGGACTACTCGCGGGCTGACCAGCCAAGGATTCGCGAGGAGATCATGACGACCATCGCTGCATGGCGGTTGTCGAACGAGGGCCGTGATGCTGCGCCCGCTCAGGTCCCAGAGATCATGCGCGATGTCCTGAACCATGTGAACAGGCTTGGCTATCGCAGGGTCGGCGGTGGCGGAGGAGGTGAGGGCGCTGCTCGCCCGTCTGGTGGAGGCATCTACATGGACGGCGAGGTGGAGAGGTTCCTCCCGTTCGTCCCGCAGGGTCGCGG